AAAATTCCCGTTTGAAGTGGTAGTAAGAAAACCACCACTACGTTGTACCTTATTGTCCATAAACGCCAAAATTTCACCATCATCGGTGACATACAAATTACTACATAAAGACATACTCCACCATTGATAGGCGTTCTCGAACTGAGCAGCGAAAATGTCATAATTAACACATGTTCGCTTCATTGCCCAGTAAGTGGCACTGGTGCCCTCACCGACGAAGTTCTTGTCCCAGCCGGAAATATCACTTCCTACTGGTCCTTTGCCGTCCATGGGGTTACCACTTGCCTTAATAAACGCCTCCCTATTCCCACTGACCTTGTCACCAACAAAAGTGGCATGCTCGTCAGTAAAACCCATACCCTTCATAGTATCCATTGCTGGAAACACGTAAGTCTCAGCATCAGTGAATTCTTGGTAGAACCACCTTGTACATAACTGATCGACTAATGAAGTGCTACAAATGACTCTAGGCAATTTCTTGTCTACCTTTTGAGCCTGATTCTTAGGAAAAACCCTGTCAGGGTCCCTCAAACCTTTGTAGTACCATAGACGCGGATCCTTAACGCACTCTTCGAATTCCTCCTTGGTAGTACGCATAATCCGCAGAAGCCGCTCTTTAACGGCCTGCTTTATGGTTTCTGGGTGACGGAGGAGGATACCTCCGTTTGTATCTCCTCCTGGGAGGAGGGAATAGGGGAACCCCGGGCCGGCGGAGCGGTTAACCTGTTCACAAAGCAATGGGTACCGCTCTTCAAAGAGCTGTCCAAACTTTGAGTCAAAGCCTTCCACACTTTCGTGTCCACCCTGGAAATCGCATCCTGCAATTCCGGGGAAAGCCCAGCGGTGTCCTGAAGCCCTAGCAGTTTCGCCGACGCACTTAGCTGCGTCTTCGAAGGTTGCTGCAGGGACTTCCCCGCTCCTGCCGATTCCTCTTTTAGAGTGGTTTTCGGCGAGGGATTCCTTTGTTGCTGCCTGCGAGAGGTCGGGGCAATAGTAGGCTGCCTCGATGGTTGGGAACCAGGAGGCGAACCTCTGCCAAACCCCTTCCGCACGCTTTTGCCTTCCTTTCCTTGAGAATCGGGAGGTAGCTGTTGCGACGACTTCGTAGTATCTGTCGTCTTCTGCGTATTCTCCTCGCACTGGCTCGGCGAACCTGACGGCTGCGTATTTGTGGGGGAGAGTACTTCCTGGCTCACAGGTCCCGTAGATGTCGGGCCTTGGTGGTAACCTGGATACGAATGGCCTATCATATTCTGATAATAGGCATACACCGCTTGAGGGTGCATCTGGGCCCACCCATAAGGGTTCGGCTGCTGCCATCCGTAACCCAGCATCGGTTGCTGGGGTAGAGGCGCCTGAACAGGCTCCTCGTCGCAGATCTCGGTCTGCACCACCATCTCTCTCATGAGAGCTGGCTTCGTTGCTTCCGCTAGCCGCGACCCCGCGGACACTTGGGACGGCTCCTGAAAAGCCACGTGTTTAACGTTAGGCTCTTCGTCGTGGGTCGTATAATGGTCCGGAGACTCAGCGAGAACTTCCAACAACATAGGGCAGATCGTCTCGTTCTCCAAAAGGCTAACGAGCCAACCGCTATCATGCAGCTGGGTGTCTAATTTCTCGCGAGTGACGAAGCCTCCCTCTTTCTCCAATATGTCGATAAACATATGGATGTGAGACTTCATCTCGGAGCGGATCACCTCAGCCTCAATTTTGGCGTCTGGCGACCTGATTTTCATAAGCGCGACAATGCGTTTATAATAATCCTTGGCGGAAGCTTCGAGCTTCTCCTTTGCCGCGGTGATCCTCTGCTTGAGGATCTCCTCAGCGGCGGCACGAGCGGCGTCGCGCTTCTCTTTAGCAGCGGCCTCGAGCCTTTCAGCCTCGGCTTTCCTTTCCGCTTTGGCAGCAGCGTTAGCCGCCATCTCGGCTTCCATGGCCGCCTTCCGGTCAGCCTTTTCAGCACGCGCGCGTTCGATTCTCTCGGCCTCTAGGGCCAGCTGAGCATCGCTGGCCTTCTTCTTGCTAGACCTGGGTGCAGCAAGAGCGGCCTGAAGAGCGAGCTCGACTGCGGACAAAGTGTTCGCGGCCGCGATGAACTGCTCCTCAAACTCAGAGAAATCCTGAGTAGGAACAGGGGGGACGAAATCCAACCCCTCTTTCTTAGTCTCACTAAGAAGCTTGCGAACCATAATCTCGAGCTCGGCACGGTCAAAAACCGTCCTTCCTTCATGCTCGGTGCCCGCGATGTACCTGCTGCGCGCAAGGCGCGCCGCTTTAGCCTCGCCACCCTCGTGGCCGCCATAACGGTACATCTTTCCAGCACCTCGGCCTTTCGAGCCGTGCAGTCCACCACCCATCTCTTGGGTGACCTTCAGAGATTCATGCATGACCGTGGCCATCAATGAATCTGGGTTATATGTGGAATCCAATTCGTCGCTGTCGTATAAACGATCGCGCAAATAGGGCTGGATGCCTTCGGACAACGCGAAATAGTTGGCCTGAAGGCTCTGCCGAGACCCGAGGTGGATTCCGGCCCAATAATACTTACCATCCTTGACGATGTATAAGCCAGCACCGCTCGTGCCAGGAACTGTAGTCGCCGAATGGGCTCCGTGGTTCCAATTATTGGTAATGCGCTCCAAAGCGCGTCCATGGGACTTCATTATCTTCCCGTCTACGATGTTCGTAATGTGAAGTATGTTGCCACACCCCTCAGGGGTAATCCACGCATTATTGTCCTGGCAACACATGGTTGCGGGCGATAAAGTGGGAAGTCCCAGGCCGCTGGCTCTAGCCATCTGGCCTTGGTTGACGCGCCACAAACTAACGTCCGTGTCATCGTCGTGCGCATGCGGGGTCCTCACCAAACGAGTAGGTAAGGGTTCCCAACGCTGCACGCCAAATTTTCCGTGGCTATTCTTAGCCGAGAAATGGGTGGCGTACTGGGTGCCGTGGGCGGAGCCCGTCAAAAGAAACTCGACGGTGCCGTCAAACATAACGTTTTTGACGACTGACCCAGAACTGAGGTATTGCATAACCGATGGATCCATCCATCGTTTCTTGTTCGCCGTAGCACTGGAATCGGCGACATAAAACAATATCTCAGAAACAACAAGCTTATCGTCAACGGAGTTAACGGGTTCAAGCTCACTGTTAGGACATGACATCTCGATGAGTCTGTCCGGGGCTATACGAATACCCTGGTCTTTGCGCTCAACAGCGTCACGAACGACGTACCAAGTCTTGCTCCTCAACCTAAAGTGCCATAGCTCCGAAAAGCTGCACTGGAAGAAGAAAAGATAGGTAGCATATGTGTAATACATAAAACCCATCCAAAGCCCGTACGCCGCGTTCTTTATCTTACACAAGAAATATAAGATAACGCTGCATATAGAAACCATCAAATTGAATGCGATGATTCCTGCGAAAGCCATAATGAATATCATCATCACGGTATTGAAAAACCCAATATCTTCCGCTTGATGAGCGCACTCATCGTAGTAGTCCGTGGCCAATGCCCTAGCCCCCCTAAGCCTTGCGTTACTGCCAAGGTGATCAAAAAGACCATACAAGGCGTTAGCAAAATCCATAATGGGGGGTTCAACTTGTCCCGCGTAAGCAGAATAGTTGATGTGCTCCTCCACTCCACAGGTCTCAGAATAAATTCTGGTCCTGAACTCTTCGATACTTCGAGCACCACCCGAAACTTCCTGTCCCATATGTTGCTGCTGGGAAATGAAAGTAGGATAATCAACTCTATCGAAATCCGTGAGGGTAAAGACAAAGGCGTCCGCGACAGCCCCGAGAAGCGTCGCAGCAAGAACAATCGGCGCGAAGCGCGAATTGAACTTCTTCGAGCGTACACCAGCAGGCTTGTGAAGCTCGCCGGTGTAAACCCGGTGTTGCCATTCGGCAGTCCAGTCACCCTTGCACTTAGCGGTGACCAGCCCGGTGGTATCGTCAACAGGAACTTTAAATTCCTCGTTGTTAACGACCACCGAGATCTCCCTAGCCTTGTCCACGTGATGAACTGCGCGGACCGGGTAAGCCTCCATAAATTTAGAGGGATTCTTACCATTGCCGTAAATCTTAAAAGATTGGCCGGGAGGGGGTAGGTGCGTAAGCTGTTCAGCCATAGCGTAACGCTCATCGTCCGGGCTAAGAAGTTCTTTTTCAAACATTCTCACCGCGAACTCAGCGCACGCGCACTGGAAACCACCCTGGCGGGGCGCGCCAGCGGGCAGTACCGTGTAATGGCACTTGCTAAGGTCTCCCTGATCGATGGGATCACTACCCCAACGCTCCTTAAGAGCGTTCTTCGCTTCCTTCCTGGCGCTGTCAGGAAAAATCCTGACGTCGTCCCAGTAATTGCGCATAGGCCCGACACAAGTGTCGGAAAACTTTACGCAATCAACGCAACCACAGTACCAAGAGTCAACGTTGGGGTTGTGGGGCGCGGGAAGCGGATTGGACCATTTGTAAGACTCATGCGCTTGCATATCCATCCCGTAAGGACGAAATTTGTTCGCGTACTTATCATAGTCCTGTTCGTGCTGGTAAAGAAAGGTATCAACCGCCTTACCGTCGTATTTAATCCTCCTGGTTGGAGGCAGAAAACGACACGCAGGGAGATCAATTGTCTGATAAGACAATTCAGCGATCTCCCGCTCACGAACCAGCTTTTTCACATCGGTGTCCTCGCGTTTCCAAAAGCTAGAAAGCGCCACCTCATACGACCCGACCAGGTCGTCTACGATGCCTTGCGACCCGACTAGGTCGCCTACGATGCCTTGGGGACCAAGGGCGGTAGCCGCGGCGTGAGCGCCGCGGGTAGCCAATCCAACGCCAGCGTGTTCACTGGACGTCGAGGTGGGTCCCAGGCGGAGGGCATTACACCCCCCTGGGTCTCCGTAGGAGACCTTGCACATACCGGATTCTGCCAGTAGCCCTAGTGCTGGGTGGGGGTCCATAACTCCCCCTGAGCCTTCGGAGGTTGCCGAAGGCCCTGCATAATTTTGTACACGGCTGCCACCG